CACACATACTAGACCCCCTCTGTATATAGCCCTAAAAGGCTTATATTTGACCATAGGGGAACAAAAGAGGAACGAAGGTAAATATGACTAATAAAAAAGTTAAGAAGAAATCTGATTCATTTATGAATGAATTTAAGAAGTTGGTTGAAGATATAAATAAGCCAACTCCTGTTCATAATGAGTCTGGCCAAGGAGTAGTTAAATCTGACGATGTAGATGCAATGTATCGACACCTTGATAATGCCAAAGATAACGATTCCGTATAAGCCACGTAAACATCAATTAGCAGTTCATAAGAACTTAAAGCGATGGAATGTACTGGTCGCACATAGAAGATTTGGGAAGACATGCCTTGTCCTCAATGAGATATTAAAAAAATGTATGCTCAATACATTACCAAGTCCTAAATATGGATATATCGCCCCTACGTACAGAATGGCAAAACAAGCAGCTTGGCAATATGCCATAGATTACACGTGTAAAATTCCAGGTGTGCAATATCACACTACCGAACTTCGTGTTACCTTACCAGGTAACAGAACAATACAAATGTTTGGCGCTGACTCTTACGACAATCTTCGTGGACAACGATTTGATGGAATAGTCGTAGATGAAATAGCCATGATGCCCCCTGATATATGGACAGTATTACGTCCTGCATTATCGGATAGGAAAGGGTGGCTTATAGCCATAGGTACTCCTGCAGGTCATAACGCATTTTTTGATCTGTATGACAATGCTGTAAACAATCCTGATGAATGGTATTCGGCTGTCTTTAAAGCAAGTGAAACAGGAATTATAGATAAAGAAGAATTAGACGCAGCTCGTAAGATGATGAGTGAAGAACAATACGAACAAGAATTTGAAGTATCTTTTGATGCAGGTGTTCTTGGTGGTATCTACACTAGGTCCTTAACGAAGGCACAAGATGATGGTCGTATTACAAATATAGAATACGATGAAAATTTTAAAGTAGATACAGCATGGGATTTAGGAGTTGGAGACTCCACAGCAATATGGTTCTTTCAACGAGTTGGAAACAGAATACACCTGATAGATTATTATGAAAATACCTCGATGGGTTTAGATCATTATGTGAAAGTCTTAGCACAAAAAGGGTATCAATATTCTAACCATTACGGACCCCATGATTTACGTCAACGTGAGCTCTCTAGTGGTAAGTCAAGATATGAAATAGCAAATAATTTAGGATTGTATTTTACAATCGTTCCTAAGTTACCTGTCATAGATGGTATTAATGCAACACGTATGATTTTTTCTCGTATGTGGTTTGATAGAGATAAATGTAAACAAGGTATTGAAGCAATGCGTCAGTACCAATGGGAAAGAAACGATAGAACAGGACAACTGTTAGATAAAGCAAAACACTCATGGGCTTCTCATGGTTGTGATGCCATTAGATACATGGCAGTTGGAATGAATGAAACAACAGATTTTAAAAATAAAATTAAATATGGAAATATGGGAATAGTATAATGGTAATGCCAACAAAATATAACAAACAAATGATAACAAATATTTGCGATAGATTAGCCAATGGAGAGTCTATTCGTTCTATTTGTCGTGATAAGGATATGCCTACATGGGAAACTATTCGTACTTGGCTTCGAAAAAAAGAAGGATTTCAAGAAGAGTACAATAGAAGTAAGCAAGAAGGTATCGAATATATGCTTGGCGACAATAGAGCTAAAGCATTAGAGACATTAGAACGTGCAAAACAAGGTAAAGGTAAAGTAGGTTTAGAAGAAGCTGCTGTATTAAAACTCTTAATGCACGATACACATTGGACAGCAGGAAAATTAGTACCAAAAGTGTATGGAGATAAGACACAACAGCAAATTACAGGCGCAGATGATGGGCCATTGCACATAAAGTGGGAAGATTAAATGGCTAAAATGCGAAATTCAGAAGTATTAGCACTTCTGGGACAATTATTAGAAAATTCTATTGGATTTTTAGAAGGCACAATAGGGTCTGAACGTAGAACTGCCTTTAAATACTATTTAGGAAAGCCCTATGGTAACGAAATTGAAGGTCGTTCCCAAGTAGTAACGCAAGATGTGTTGGAAGTTGTTGAAAATATACTTCCTTCCTTGCTTCGTATCTTTACAGCAGGAGAACAAATTGTAAAATTTGATCCCCAAGGTCCTGAAGATCAAGAAATGGCTGAACAATGTACGGATTATATCAATCATATTTTTATGAAAGACAATCCAGGCTTTATGATTCTTTACACCATGTTCAAAGATGCTCTTTTACAAAAAAATGGTTTTGTTAAACACTACTACAAAGAAATTACAAAAGAAAATAAAGAAGAATACATTGGTTTAACTGATACAGAATTTACATCGTTGTTAATGGACGATGATACAGAAATTTTAGAAGATATTGAAAGAACAGTTGAAGCAGAACGTGGAACAGAAGTTGTTCACGATGTTAGAATTTTAAAAACAAAAAGAGAAGGACGTGTTTGTGTAGAAAACATTGCTCCTGAAGAAATGTTTGTTAGTAAAAATGCTAAAAGTTTTGCTGATGCTCAATTTGTTGGACACCGAGTTATTAAAACAAGATCTGAAGTTATTGAAATGGGTTTTGATAAAAAACTTGTCGATAAACTTCCTAGTTATACTGATGGTTTCTATAATCAAGAACACACAGAGAGAGAAATGTATCAAACAGAGTCTCCTGAAACAGAATATCAAAGTATAGATAAATCAACTGACTATGTTCGCATAGTAGAATGTTACACACACATTGATTACGAAAAAACAGGTAAACCAACATTAAGAAAAATTACAATGGGTGGTAATGAAAGTATTATCTTAGATAATGAAGAAATAGATTATCTTCCTTTCTCTATGATTACTCCAATCCCTATGCCACACCTTTTCTATGGAATGAGTGTTGCAGACTTAGTGATGGATTTACAATTAATGAAATCAACTGTCCTTCGTCAAACAATGGACAACATGTATTTGCAAAATAATGCAAGACACCTTGTAATTGATGGGCAAGTACAACTTGATGATCTTATTACTTCACGTCCTGGTGGTATTGTAAGAACAAAAGGACCAGGTGCAGTAACACCATTAGCTACTCCTTCTTTCTTAAATGAAGGTCTAGCAATGTTAGAAAAAATAGATCAATTAAAAGAAGCTAGAACAGGTATCTCTCGTTCTCAAATGGGAGCAGACCCTAATACGATACAAAAATCACACACTACTGCCACATCTGTTAATGCTTTAGTAAATGCAAGTACGCAAAGAATAGAATTGATAGCGAGAATATTTGCAGAGACAGGAGTAAAAGATTTATTCAAATGTATCATGCAACTTGTTACAAGATACCAAGACAAAGGTCGTGTAATAAAATTAAGAAATAATTTTGTTGAAATGAATCCTATGGATTGGGCTGATAAAGAAATGGACGTTTCAATTCAAGTTGGATTAGGTACAGGTAATACTGATCAACGAGTTAGTTTACTTTCTCAAATTTTACAAATACAACAAATGCTTGTTAAAGAAGGTGGGTACGGAAGATTAGTTGACGAAAATAAAATTTATAACACATTAGAAATGATGGTTGAGAGTGCAGGTCTTAAAAATGTTGATTTATTCTTCTTAAACCCAGAGGAAAACCCAATA